CGGTCTCAAGACCCGGGGTCTGCGAGTCAAGGGTGACGATACGCCTATCGCCCCGGGTGAATTCCGAGATGTAGACATTCCCTCTGGCGCGCTGCGTGACAACATCATGCCGCTGCCGTACAAGGAACCGAGCCAAGTTCTCGCGGTTCTCCTTGACAAGATCACCGACGAAGGCCGTCGCCTAGCGGCTATTGCTGATCTGAAGTTCAGCGACATGTCGGCTCAAGCCCCGGTGGGTACTACCCTGGCTCTGCTTGAGCGTCAACTCAAGACGATGTCGGCTGTTCAGGCTCGCGTGCATGCAAGCCTGAAGATGGAGTTCAAACTCCTCAAGCAGATCATCCGGGACTACATGCCGCCGGATTACTCCTACATCCCCGTGGGAGGAAATCGTGCTGCAAAACAAGAGGACTACGATCTTGTTGAGGTGATCCCGGTCTCTGATCCCAACGCCTCCACGATGGCGCAGCGGATCATGCAGTATCAAGCCGCTCTCCAGTTGGCCCAAGGTGCTCCGCAAATCTATGACCTACCCAACCTGCACCGGCAGATGTTGGAAGTTCTTGGTATCAAGAATGCCGAGAAGTTGGTTCCGATTGAGGAAGACCAGAAGCCTCGCGATCCGGTGTCGGAGAACATGTCGTTCCTGACCGGCAAGCCGACCAAGGCATTCATCTACCAAGATCATCAGGCGCACATCGCTACTCACATGGCGCTGATGCAAGACCCGATGGTTGCTCAGATGATTGGTCAATCTCCGATGGCCCAACAGATGGGCGCAGCCATCATGGCTCACATCGCAGAGCACATGGCCTTTGCGTACCGTCAACAGGTTGAAGAACAGTTGGGCGTTCCGCTTACTCCGCCCGATGCTGAACTGGATGAGCAAGCAGAGGTGCAAATCTCCCGTCTGGTTGCTCAGGCCGCACAGCAACTGCTTCAGTCCAACATGGGCAAGGCTCAACAAGCCCAGGCTCAAGAGATGGCGCAGAACCCGATGCTGCAAATGCAGCAGGCAGAACTGCAATTGCGTATGCAAGAACTGCAACGTAAAGAGCAGGACAGCCAGCGCGACTTCGCCATTGCTCAGGAAAAGATTCGTCTTGAGCGAGAGCGCATTGCAATCGAAACCCAGAAGGAGCAAGCCCGCCTTGCTGCTCAATCACAGCAGAACGACAAGAAACTTCGCGCCGAAATGATCAAGACGGTGATGAAGCCCCGCCCCAATAAAGGCGCGGTGAAGCAGTGAGCGTACAAAGTTTTAGAGATGTGTTGAGTGCGCCGCTCATTGAGCGGTTGCACGCATACACAAAGGATCAATCTTCTTGCCGGACAAACCACACCTCATGGCAAAAGGAATTGATCAGGTCAAGCGCGGCCATCTTGGTCTTTGATCTGACTGAAGACTTGAGACAAGATGTGGCGGCTCAAGCCAAAGTTGCTCACCCAGAGTTGAACAAGTACGCCAACATCTACGCTGTCTATCACCGCATGATGCCGGGCAGTTACATCACTTGGCACCAAGATCACTCATGGAAGTTTGGCATGACCATTCATCTCAATGAGTATTGGGATGAGAACTACGGCGGGTACTTTGCTTGGAAAGAAGGCGCTGAAGTTAAGTGCCTGAAACCCGAGTTCAATCACGCCAACTACATCGTCACGCCGCTTGATCATTGCGTGTTTCAAACGACGCCCGACGCGCCGGTTCGGAACACGATTCAACTCTTTGGCTTATGAGCACGGAAACGATCTTTATCAGCGTTGCGGCCTATCAGGATGACCTGTTGAAAGCCACAATTGCTGATGCGTTAGCCAAGGCAAAGTACCCAAACAGAATCACATTCGGTGTTGTAGAACAAAGAGAGCAGGCCAGGAGAATTAACCCGGGCCTTCTTGCACGCAAGTACATCCGGTATATCGGCGTTGAACCCGAGGACTCGCGCGGCGTTTGCTGGGCCAGAGCCTTGGCGATGTCGCTTTACCAGGGAGAAGATTGGTACTTTCAGATTGACTCCCACATGCTCTTTGACATGCACTGGGATGAGTGGTTTATTGGGCAGGCCAAGTCACTGGAAGAGCAGTTCAGCAAGCCAATCATCTCTGGGTATCCCAAGAAGTTTTGGTTTGAGAAAAGTTTGCCGGTTAGGGAAATTGAAGACGGGGCAAAGGTCCACATCTTCAAGCCTCCGGTTAAGTTCTGTGACGATGCGCTGATTCTTATGGTGGCGGCGCAGACAGAGCCAATCAAAAGGCCCGTAAAGGCGTGGTACACAGCCGCTGGATGCTTGTTCTCCAGGGGCAAATTTGTTGATGAGATTCCATACGACCCTCAGATTTACTTTGAGGGCGAGGAGCAGACCATCACGCTGCGCTCATTCACGCACGGCTGGGACATTTTCTATGTCCCCAACATGCCCATTTATCACAACTGGGACCGCGACCACCGAGTGGCGCATTGGGAATGCCACGCGGATAAGAAGCGCCATGAGAACTGGGAGAAGTTGAAGTTGCACTCTCTCAAGCGCGTCAGGCAGGTATTGACTGGCGATCTCAAAGGAATCTATGGGCTTGGCAATCAGAGGACGATTGCTGACTATGCTGCGTTCTGTGGCATTGATTACAAAACGGAAACCATCAATCAGGATGTGTATCGAGAACATTTAGCAAAGGAATGATCATGGCAACCACTGCGTTTTCCGTGGTATTGAAAGACATTGAGGAGCACCGGGAGTCCATCGCCCGTGCCCTCGTAGATGGTGCGGCTCGGGACTATGCCGAGTACCGCAGTATGTGTGGTGAGGTCCGGGGTCTCTCAACCGCACACATGTTTATCACCGACCTCGTGCGAAAGATGGAGCAAAACGAAGATGAGTGAAATCCTCCTGAGTACCGGCGAAGACGCCGTGCCGACCACCCTGCCTGAAACGGCAGAGGAAAAGGCCAAGCAACTTCCCGAACCCGCAACGTACCACTTGCTGTGCGTTCTCCCAGAGATCGACCGTGAGTATGAGAGTGGGATCGTCAAGTCAGGGCAGACCATGCACTTCGAGGAAGTCATGTCTCCAGTGCTGTTTGTGATGAAGATGGGGCCGGACGCCTACGGCGATAAAACCCGATTCCCCAGTGGACCATCGTGCAAACCGGGCGACTTTGTTTTGGTTCGACCCAACACGGGCACCCGCGTGAAGATTCACGGGCGTGAGTTCCGCATCATCAACGATGACAGCGTGGAAGCCGTGGTGCAAGACCCGCGTGGCATCTCTCGCGTTTAAGGAGGATCACATGCCGCTTGATCAAGAAGCATTCAAGTTCCCGGACGAAAAGGTCGAGGACAAGAAGCAGGAAGAAATCCAGTTTGAAGTCGAGGGCGAAGCAGAGCCCGAGGTTGAGGTGATTGACGATACTCCCTTAGAGGATCGTGATCGCCCCCCGATGAAGGAACCCCCGGCAGAAGTTACGGATGATGAACTGGCCCAGTATTCCGAAGGGGTCAAAAAGCGCATCCAGCACTTTTCTAAGGGTTATCACGAAGAGCGCCGGGCAAAAGAGGCTGCTTTCCGTGAGCGCGAAGAGGCGCTTCGCCTTGCTCAACAACTTATAGAGGAGAACAAAAAACTCCAAAGTTCGCAGGGGCAGACCCAACAAGTGCTCTTGGAGCAGGCCAAAAAGGTTGTTGCAAACGAGTTGGAAGAGGCCAAGCGCAAGTACAAGATTGCGTTTGAGTCAGGTGATTCGGACGGAATTGTTGAAGCCCAGGAGGCTTTGACTGCCGCAAAGATCAAAGCAGACCGGGTGAATAATTTCAAACCGGCCCCTGTTCAAGCAGAAAAACCTGTGGTACAACCCGCACCACAACCAGTTCAACAAGAGCCGGTAGTCCTCGATCCCAAATCAGCCGCGTGGCAAGATGCCAATCCCTGGTTTGGGCCAAACGAGGAGATGACGGCTGTTGCTCTGACACTGCATCGGAAACTTGTGGAAAGTGGGGTAAAACTGGCGAGTGATGAATACTTTGACCGCATCGACCAACGTATGCGGCAAATCTTCCCGGATGCGTTTACCTCCGAGAAGCCAAAGAAATCACCGGTAGTTGCACCCGCGAACCGAAGCACAGCGCCCAAAAAAATCGTGCTGACCAAGTCCCAAGTGAACATCGCCAAGCGGCTCGGACTGACGAATGAGCAGTACGCCCGTGCGGTTGCGGAAGAAATGAGGAAACAAAATGGCTGAACGTACTCCCCGTGAATTGGATACCCGAGCAAAGATGGAGCGCCCCAAGCAGTGGATGCTTCCTGAACTGCTGCCGAGCCCCAACCCCGAGGACGGCTACGAGTTTCGTTGGATTCGAATCAGTACTTTGGGTACTGCCGATCCAGGCCATGTTTCCGCAAAACTCCGCGAAGGTTGGGAGCCTGTAAAAGCCTCTGAGCATCCCGAAATCCAAATCATGGCAACTGGGGACAAGCCCCGGTTCCCAGATAGCATCGAGATTGGTGGACTCTTGCTTTGCAAAACACCCAAAGAGTTTGTCGAACAACGCAACTCGTACTATCAGCGTCAAACTGATGGGCAGATGCAGTCGGTCGACAACGCCTTCATGCGCGAGAACGATCCCCGGATGCCCGTCTTCAAGGAGCGGCGTTCTGAGGTGAAGTTCGGACGTGGTTAAATCATCTTAGGAGTCACAAATGGCATACCCTGTTGTTGACGCTCCCTACGGTTTCAAAGCCATCAACGAGTTGAATGGCCTACCGTATGCTGGAGCAATCCGACAAATTCCGATTGCTCGAAACTACAGCACCGCCTTGTTCAATGGCGACCTGTTGCAGTTGACGACGGACGGAACCATCATCAAGACCGGCTATTCCGCCGCAACCAGCCCGACCTCGGTCATCGCTGGCGCTATCGGCGTATTTGTCGGATGTTCTTACACCAACCCCTCGACGGGTCAGAAGTTGTTCGCCCAGTACTACCCCGGTAGTATCCTGGCTAACGACATCGTGGCTTTTGTGGTGGATGATCCCTCGGCACTGTTCAAGGTGGCGATGGTTGGTCAAACCTCCACCGAGAGCAACACCGCTTCGACCATTGGCTATGCCAACCAGTCGTTCGTTGGAACCAACGTGTACGCGATTACCGGCGTTGCCGGTAGCACCGTCACGGGCAATTCCAAGATGGCTGTGTCTGGTGACGGCCCGACCAACGGTACCGGCAACGTCCGTGTGGCGACCAGTTCGCTGCCGTTCCGCGTCGTTGCTGTGGTCCCTGAAACGGCTTACTCCGTGTCGGGCACGGGTACTTCTGCCTCCACGACCATCACGCTGGACGCTGCTGTCACTGGCCTTCAGGCCGGTATGGCGGTGGTCTGCCCCGATGCAACTGCTGGTGGAACCCCTGGCGACTTCAACTATGTGACCAACGTGAATGGCACGACCGTCACCGTGGCGAAGACGCTGACCGCTTCTACCGCTGGTAGCAGTTTCACCTTTACCGGCTTCCCTGAAGTCTTGGTGAAGTGGAACCAGGGCTGGCACTCGTATCAATACGCTACGGCGCTTGCGTAAGGAGTAATTCAAAATGGCAATTTCTCGTGCCCAACTACTGAAGGAACTCCTGCCGGGTCTGAACGCCCTGTTTGGCATGGAGTACAAGCGTTACGGCGAAGAACACAAGGAAATCTACGAAACCGAGACTTCCGAGCGTTCGTTCGAAGAAGAAACCAAACTGGCTGGTTTCTCTGCCGCCCCGGTTAAGCCTGAAGGCCAAGCCATTGCGTATGACAACGCGCAAGAAGCCTGGACTGCACGGTACAACCACGAGACCATCGCTATGGGTTTCTCCATCACCGAAGAGGCGATGGAAGACAACCTGTACGACTCTCTGTCGGCCCGTTACACCAAGGCTCTGGCCCGTGCTATGGCTTACACCAAGCAGGTCAAGGCTGCGGCCATCCTGAACCAAGGCTTCAACTCCGCCGTGACCTACGGCGACGGTGTGAGCCTGTTCTCGACGGCGCATCCGCTGATCTCTGGTGGCACCAACAGCAACCGCCCGACCGTGGGTGCTGACCTCAACGAAACGTCCCTTGAAAACGCCGTGATTCAAATCGCAGCGTGGACGGACGAACGTGGTCTGCTGATCGCTGCCAAGCCTCGGAAACTGATTGTTCCGCCTTCACTGCAATTCGTTGCGACCCGTCTGTTGGAGACCGAACTCCGCGTGGCGACCGCCGACAACGACATCAACGCGCTGAAGAACAACGGCTCGATCCCCGAGGGTTACACGATCAACCACTGGTTGACGGACACCAACGCTTGGTTCCTGACCACGGACGTGCCCAACGGTCTGAAGCACTTCATCCGTACTCCCATGAGTACTTCCATGGACGGAGACTTCGATACCGGCAACGCCCGTTACAAGGCTCGTGAACGCTACTCGTTTGGCGTTTCTGATCCGCTCGGTATCTTCGGTTCCCCCGGAGCCTGATACCGAAACGGTGTTGAGAAGGGGGGCTTGCGCCCCCCTTTTCTTTGGGCTATGATTACCCGTATCGTATATCAGGAGCCCACATGGACATCACCAACCTACCCAAGACCCGCGCCGAAGCCAAGGCCACGGGGGCCAAGTACTACTTCACTGGGGAGCCCTGCAAGCACGGGCACATTGCCCCACGCAAAACCAAGGGAGCCTGCGTGGGATGCCTGAAGGTGGAGTGGGAGAAGGGCAACCAAACCCGTGCAGAGTACTTCCGCCAGTACAACCAGTCGGAGGCCGGACAGAAGGCCAAGCGGGAGTATTACGAACGCAACAAGGAGGTGGTGGTTGCCCGTGCTAACGCCCGCCCCGATCAAGAGAAACGTCAATACAAGAGTAAGCACAAGCGCACCAACCCAGAGTACTACAACACGTTAAACAACGTACGTAAGCGGCGGCATAGAAACGCCACTCCTCCATGGATAACCAAGGAAGAACGTGCCACCATGCGGCAGTTGTATGTCCAAGCGGTTAGGCTAACGCAGGTAACGGGGGAGCGGTACGTTGTGGATCACATTGTCCCTTTGATTAGCCCAGAGGTTTGCGGACTGCACGTGCCATGGAATCTACGGGTGATTACC